AGCCTCCTATTTACCACATCATTTGTTCCATCTGTAAAGCCTACAGTATCTTCTTTTAAATATGAAGGAGATATTGCGCCCCTAAATTATTTTGATCCTCTAAAACTAAATAGTGAGACAAATTTTAAAGAAGATCAGGTTAAATATTGGCGCGAAGCAGAACTTCAGCATGGTCGAGTTGCAATGCTTGGTGCAGTTGCTCTACCATTTCTAGAAGCAACTAATCCTGGTACACTGTCAATCAATTATCTGTCTAATCTTGAATCGATGATGCAGTCACCATTTTGGGCTAGTATGGTACTATATGAGTGTGTACGTATGTCTACTGGTTGGGAGAATCCATTTGTTAAGGGTGGTAAAGCGTTTTCGCTAAAAGAAGGTTATCAACCAGGTAATCTTTTTTCATATGATAAAGATAATGTATCTTCTACGCTATATAATAATGAACTAAGTCATGGTCGACTTGCGATGGTAACAAGTGCGCATATTATTGGTAGTGAACTACTTACAGGAAAGGGTATGTTTTAAAAAATTGAAAAAATATTGTGTATAAAATAATATTATAAAATCACTACTATGTACAAGTTTATGAAAACAACATTATATAATCTAATTTATTCTAGTAATTTAGATTATATGGATTTTGATAGATTTAATTCTATATTAGAGTATGTTCCTGATGTAAAACTTAAAATTCATAAACAAAATATTATGGATGAAGACATTATGAAAACTATTTCAGAATTTTGTAAGAGACTTGATAATAAAAAAGTATTAGTTTCATTATCTGGCGGTGTAGATTCAATGGTATTAATTACAATTTTACATTGGTTAGACTTTCCTATTATTGCAGCTCATATTAACTATAATAATCGTGATGAAACAAAAATAGAACAAGAATTCTTAGAACAGTGGTGTAAATATAATGGTATTAAACTTTATATTAAAAATATCAATGATATTAAAAGATCTACTACAAAACGAAGTGATTATGAAACTATTACAAAAAATATGCGATTAGATTTTTACAAAGAGATTATTACAAACGAAAATATTGATTATGTTTTATTAGCTCATCATAAAGATGATATTATTGAAAATGTGTTTGCAAATATTTGTCGAGGACGTAACTACTTAGACTTAGCAGTTATTAGAGAGCATACTACTATTTCCAGTATTAAGATTGGCCGCCCAATGATTAATTACTACAAAACCGCTATTTATGAATTTGCACATAAATATCAGGTTCCATACTTTCTAGATACTACTCCAAAATGGTCAGTTAGAGGTAAATATCGAGATATTATTAGTCCAGCAATTGAAGATGCTTTTACTCAAAATGTAAAAGAAAACCTCCTTTGTATTAGTGATCAGGCAGATCAATGGAATACTCTTATTGAAAAAGAGATTCTGAGGCCATTTATTGAAAAAGTTAAATTTAATATTAATGATTATAGTAAATCGATTGAATTTAATATTGAAAAATATATTGATTATCCATTAGCATTTTGGAATGTAGTATTAATGAATCTGTTTAATCAGTTTGGATCCAAAGCTCCATCAAAGAAGAGTATTCAGACATTTATCAATACAATTAAATACAGAGCTGGACAAAATCATTCTCATAAGTATAATGTAACTATATGTAATAATAACAAATGTACTATTAAGAATTTTAATGTTACTATTGAATTTTAAATAGAAGATAATGTTGACCTATTAAAATTATATAAAAATATTAATAGATAAAAAAAAATATTTGGGTTTAATAAAGACAGTTTGTTAAGTAATTGTCAAATACAAAATAGATTATATTTAAATTGGAAATATTTATTTGATATTGTTAAAGAAAAATTTTTGCTATGTAAATGGTAAATTTTATAATTACCAACGATTTTTTTTAACATTAATTTTTTGTCCTTGACGTTTTACACCTTTATTTGGATCATATACTTCATCTTCATCATCAGAATTAATATTTTTTGATATTTCCCAAAATTCTCTAGAACCTAATTTAAAATCTTTATGTGATTCGGCCTTATACCAAAAAATCTGTTCGTGTAATCTATTTGATTTTACATTATTATTAATAACTAGACACTCAAAATTTTCAGTACACTGGTCCATAACTTGACAAAATGATTCAAATGTTGGAAACATACCTGCATAATTTTCATATATACGTTTTCTATTAGCAATATAAGGTTCACGAAGAATAAAAACATAATCTATATTTGTTCTTAATGTTGGAGGAATACCTAGTGGATATTGCGTAGTAATAATAAGCATAATCTTCCAATGACGCCCATTCATAAAAAGTAAACGCATCATTTTATCTCTAGTCCATCTATCATCAAAAAGACAATCATCAAGTATAACAAAAGCTCTTGGATCTATGGTAGATTTTTTATAGTTTTCTATATCTTTTTTGATCTGTTTAAGAACAGTTTTTTGTCGTTTTAATATATTTTCAATAATAACTACATTATATTCATCATGAATAAACAGTTTAGGAACGTGTGAACTATAAAATCCATTACCTGCTTCTGTTCCTGATATAACTGTGCCTATTGGTATATCTTGATGATAATATAAAAGATCTCTTACTAAGAATGATTTACCTGTATCACGACGCCCAATTAAAACTACAACAGGTCCTTTATTTTCATCTGGTTTAAAACTTATACTTTTCATATCAAATTTCTTTAATTGTAAAGTCATTTATTAAGTTTTAAGAAAATAAATATATTAATATTTACGCGATATTAGTTTAAATAGACATAATATATTATCATATTTAGCTAAATGGATATTACTTACAAAAAGATGAATAATTCTCAATTATTTGAGAATTTTAAGAATCCTGAATTATTAAACATGGAATCGTGCCAAAATTATATTCCATTATATAATAATTTTTTTAAACTAAATAATACAAATTACAACAATATAAATTTAAATAATCAAAATAGTCTTTTTTCAATTAATGAAAAAATTAGTGAAAATCGTTATAAAGGTGTCATTAATACTAAAAATGAAACCTCTATAACTCAAGATGTATTTTTTAAATTTTCTCCATTACTAGATCCTTATAAATATTTAGCTGGTAAATATGATATTAGTGATAATAAAATTTTTATTCTTCCACAACTTGAAAATAATAATTGTTATGATAAAGTGTGTGACCCAAATAATTCAGCATATGTAGACAGTTTTTTTACATATTTAACTAGTCAATTGTTAAATTGTAAAGATTTTATTCATGGATTAGATTTCTATGGTTCATTTTTAGGAGTAAAAAATGAATATCATATTGATATTGGAGATGATCTTGATATGTTAGCAAATAGTGAGCATTTTCACAACAATAAACATTTATATAAATTTGTTAATAGTGATCATGAAGATATATTTAATGATCAATCAAGATCAAATAAAAAAACTATATCGCTAGGAAATGATGTTGAAGATATTTCTATATTAAATTTAGAAAATTTAACTTCTTTAGAAAATGTGGATTATGATCAAAATAATAGTAATGATAATGATATTAGTGATAATGATATTAGTGATACTAACTTATTATATAATAATATAAGAAATAGCAAATCTAATAAAACAGATAAGTCTAGCGATTCTGATGTATCATCTAGATCATCAAATACTGATAAAAGTCATGATAATGATAGTAATTCTGGTGATAATAATACAGATGATACGAGTGATGGATCTACTAGCTCTGGAGATTCCGAACCAGATGCTATTATGGTATCGCTAAAAAAATTTCCTGTACAAATAATATCTTTAGAATGTTGTGAAAATACATTTGATGATTTATTAGCAAATGATGAATTAAATGATGAAGAATTAACTTGTGCTATATTACAAATATTAATGATGCTAATTACATATCAAAATATATTTAGTCTTACACACAATGATTTACATACAAATAATATAATGTATGTTAAAACTGAAAAACGATATTTATATTATAAATATAATGATAAACATTATAAATTACCAACATTTGGTAAAATATTCAAAATTATAGATTTTGGTAGAGCTATATATAAATATAAAGGTAAATTAATTTGTAGTGATAGCTTTCATAAAGATGGTGATGCTGCAACTCAATATAATTTTGAACCTTATTATAATGATAAAAAACCATTAGTAGAACCAAATATGAGCTTTGATCTATGCAGATTAGGATGTTCTATATACGATTTTATTATTGATGAATATGATTCTCCAAATAGTAAAATGCGACCAATTCATAAATTAATTGTAGATTGGTGCGTTGATGATCAAGGTAGAAATATTTTGTATAAAAATAATGATGAAGAGAGATATCCAGATTTTAAACTATATAAAATGATAGCTAGAAAAGTTCACAATCATACACCTCATAACGTAATTCAAAATAAAATTTTTAGCAAATATGTTGTTCCTAAACGAGAAATAAAAAAGGGTTCTAAAATAATGAATATTGACACATTTGAATTAAATTAATTAATATATTAATTTTATTAATTATTATATTAATTTACTATATAATTTTTGATTGGTAAAACTAGATTTTGTTTTATATTATTTATTACAGTAACCGATAATGATGATATAAATAAGAAAAATCCTGCTTGCCAAGCCAATCTTGTATCAAACTTTGAAAATTTTTGTGAACAACCAAACCAAGGATTAAATTTATAAATTAAAACTAGAGATATATATAATTTAACAGCTAAATCAACTAAGTCTATTAAATTTACTAAACCATATTTATTTTCTATAAAAAAAGATACTGGATATAATATCCATGATGCATATAATGTATACAAAAACATTTTTTCATGCCATTTTGTTAAATCACTCATATATATAATTTAAATTTATTAAAATTTTGGTGTATCAATAAATACGGGAGCCTGTGTTAAGTTTTTTGTTTTACTAATAAACTGTTCTGTAATAAAAATTCCTATTATGACACTAAAATATACTAAAATAATATCTATCATTAACTGTTTAAGATTAACTTTTTCTTTAAGTATAAATCTAATTTCGAAAAATTTAGATATACCATGTACAATTGATACTGCCAAGGCTATAATATATATGTTATCCATAAATAT